AATAGGTTGCCAACATTCTCAGTTGTGTACTTGTGAATGTCAACGAATCCACCTGATCCAGTTTCGGCACGAAGGTCGAAAGCTTGGCGTGGGTGGATGAACAATGTGTAAAGGTCACCAACACGAGGTTGGGCGTTAGCCTCAAGAAGTGTTGTCTGTGCCTTACGAAGCATTGCTGTTGAAAGAACATCTGAAGCTGTAAGAGTAGCTGTTGATGTACGGCTTCCACCGTACTTAACTACTGTTCCAGATGTTAGTGCTGTTGCAACAAGCTTGTCGAGAGTATCGGCAGCGTTGAATGCAATAGCATCACCAATCATTGTATCAATGTCGGAGAATGCAGCGAAGTTTACCTTCTCAGTTTGCTCAACTGCATTACCGTATTCGGTAACAGTTACGCTTACTTGAGATGGGTTTGCCAAAGCAACCGGTGTAATATCGGATGTTTCGGTTAGAGCTGTGGTAGCAGCAGTCAAGTTAGCATAAACTGCAAACTTGAGAGATGTACCCGGGTTGGTCATTGAAACTGGTCGTAGGTCTGCAACAGAACGCATAACAGGAAGTGAGCGGAGTGCAGCACGAACATATGTGTCATATGCATTGACTACGAGGTTGCCAAGACCAGAGATTTGTGTAGTTGCCATTAGGCACTACCTCCTTATTTCTTGGTTAATAGCCCTGCTTACCAAGATCTGCAAAGAGCTGCTTTAAGGCTTCTGGGCCTTTGGCAGCAGCTTCATCCATTTGAGATTGAATCAACTTTTCTCTGTCGGCTGTCATGCCGGCATCCATAGTTGATTGAGCCTTCATGTAATTTTCTTTGAAACCTTCTGGCAAGTTAGAGCTTGCTTGGTTGGTTGATTGACTTTCGATTCCGAAAACATCTCCGTATTCAGAAAGCCAAGTCGACAACGATTCCTCCGTGAGGTCGATGTCCTGTGGAATGAATGCCGCTATTTTCGGATTCACACCACGAGAGGTGAGGGTTTCTTTGATGGTTCTATCTCGTTTTTCTTTACGCAGTTCGGAAAGCTCTACCTGAATTTCTTTCAGTTGCTTTTCTTTTTGCTTATTAGCTTTGCGTAGTTGAGAAAATGCATCATTCGAATCTAATTCGAAATCTTCCTCATCATCTTCATAATTGGACATTTGTCCTACTCCCTTTTTCTATGTTTGTCGCTGGCCTCAAATAGATCGGGGAATCTACTTGGCTCCAACTGCCGGGTTAATACTCATCTCAAGCTCCGGTATTTCTAGAGATGGAGTGGGTGTTCAGGTCTTGAACCTGAATGACTGCCAGTCACCCGACCGATTAAACGGTTCTTGATCTTAATGCTCTCTGCCCAACTCCGGTTGTTCCAGAGAATTGTGCAAGGTTTGTAGCTCTTAATCTACCCATGGTTTCTGTGGCTCCGACATCTCCACCGAACTCGGCAGCGATAGCTTCTTTGGCTCCAAAGTTTTCGCCATAGATTGAAGCAAGATCTCCATACTGCTGAATGTTTTTAGCAACCTGTGAGAACTTCTGTCTCTGAGTTCCATAGGCAAGTGATCCTGCACCGTATTGCTGTGCAATATCTGCTTGCTCTTTGGTTAAGCCCTCAAGAAGGGCTGCTGCTGTATTAAGGTTCTTACCTGCAATACCCTCAAGAATTGATTGACCTCTTGCTGGATCAATCATGTAGGCAGTAGTCATATCATCAGTAATCCCATAAAGACTCTTAAGTTGATCACGGATTGCTGGATTAGTTGATTGCACAAAATCTCTATATGCTTGGAATACATTTGCTACATCAACATTTGTATAGTTGTTTTGTAGGAATGTTTGGAAATCACTTGTTTGATCGTAAAAACCTTTTGGTGCATTATAGGAAGTAAGAACCTTTTGGTATTCATCTTCCATACCAACAATAGTCTTTTCATCTAATGAACGATATCCAGCCTTAATACGAGCTTCATTAACCTTACCGAATCTTTCATAGTAAGGTGCTGTTTGGATCAGTTGTAGATAAAAACCTTCTGTGGTTGTAGGTATCTCATCAAACTTCTTACCACTTCGGTCTACGCCTTCTCCCTTAAAAATATCAGAGATTACTTTACCGAACTCTGGAACACCCATCTGAGTGAATCGTTCTGTAATAATGTCATATGCAGACTTGCGTTCTTTAGCTAACTGCTCAAGTTTTGCTTGTTCAGCAGCTTTCTGTTGGGCAGTAAGTTGTGCTTGGAAACTAGCCATTGATTTTGCAAGGGCTGCATCGATAGCCTTCTGCACATCTTCTGGGGTCATTCCTTGTTGTGAAGTATCCGGTGCTGGAGTATCTGTATATGTTCCATCGCTGTAATAAGTACGAATTACACGATTGGCACCAGATCCAAGAATCTCGGTTCTTGTAACAGTTTTACCTGTTGGAGTGCCAACAATTTCAGTAGTTCCATCATCATAAGTAACTGTGAATGTGCCATCAGGATTTTTAACACGAGATACTTCTTTTTTACCAGTTGGATTTTTAGTTCCTACAACTTCTGTTGATCCATCATCATAGGTAACTGTAAATGTTCCATCACCGTTATCTTTACGGCTTACTTCTTTTTTAGTTTTGTTTCCATCAGTAGGAATTTCTGAGGTAGCAGTAGGGGTTACACCTGTAACACCGGTAATCTTTTTATCGGTTTCGTCATATGCACGAAATGAACCAACATCAAATACACCTGTTGGACTTGCAACATTTGAAACAGGATTAGAACGAGTACCAAGACCTGCACCAGTACCTGCTTGGCTTGCACCATAAGGATTGTTTGATGTATTTGGTGCAGTAATTTTTACTTTAGTACCACTATAAAGGACAGTTTGACCAGCAGATGCACGAGCTGCAAGAGTTGGATTATCAGCAAGAATCTGTGCAACAGTAGTTTTATTTGCCTTTGCAATACTTGAAAGGGTGTCGCCTTTTTTAACTGGTACTTTTTCTGCCATGTTATAGTCCTAACATATCCTTGAGTTGTAATGTAATTGTGTCTGCCTTACCACGAGCATTAGATGTGAATTGCCAACGGTTATCTTTGAACAGGCTTTGTTCAAACATCCATAAAGGAACTGTCTCATAAGAGGTTGCAGAACCTTTAGCATCTGTAATCGCCTTACCCTGCATAGCCTTGCGGATTGTAGGATCTTCAAGATCTATACCACCCTCCGGGATTTCCAGAATACGAACCATTGCTTGGATGTATGGGCTGGCAATAGCCAACGGAGATTCTCCATTAAGGATTCGATCACGGAAAGCAGGGAAAGCTGCAACAGCCTGTTGACGAAGATTCTCATCAATCTGCTCATTACTGGAATCTCCAAGGAAAACATTCTTGGCAAGATTAGTTGCTGCTTCATCAGTAATAGATAGACCATACTGACGATACTTAGTCTGCACCATCAACTTATTTGAATTGATCTGTTGTTGAACCTGTGGCTGAGACAGATACTTATCTGTCTTGCGGATACCCTTTTCAAAGTCTGCAAGGTTTGTAGACTTAGTTAATAACTGCTGGAATAAAGGATCATTCACAGAGAACTGTGAAGCAGCCATATTAAAGTTTTTGGTATAAGTCTGGATATAGTCAGCAGCAGCTCTATCGAAGTCAAGACCTGCTTTCATTGCACGAGCAATGTCTGGCTTAACAGTTTCTAACTGATACTTCTCAATAGACTTAAGGCGAATCTGATACTGGACTTCATCCTTGTCTACTACCTTGGCAAGAAGCTTATCTCTGAAAGAGGTCTCTTCTTCTTTGGTTAAGGTAATACCATTAGATAAAGCGTAGCCACCTACTGTTGCATTAACTCTCTGGTTAACATCTTTATACCAAGCGGTATTACGAAGATACCCTTCAACATTTCCGGGTAGTTCATTAGCTTTAGCAAACTTAATCAGATCGTTATAGATCGTAGGATAGTTAGCCTTGAAGTACTCAAGTAGATACTTTGATCCATAGGTTCCAAGAGTTGACTCTTGTGCTGTTGTTAAGCCTGTGCCTTCTTCGGCAGTAGCTGTAGCAAGGATTCCATTGTTGTATTTTTTACCATTATAGGTTCCAGTAAATGGGCTACCATTTTTGGTAAGTGGTTTATTCTTAGTTCCACTACCTGCATAAGTATCTTTACCGCTACCCTTATTATTAACAACTTGATTACCTTGGTTATCAGTAACTACAGATTGCTCTGTATCTGCAATTTTAACATCTGGAGTTAAGACTTGACCCGATACACTCATTGGGGTTTCAAATGGTCTGCTACCAAAAGGAACATTATTTGGTTGTGATGTTGATGCAGAAGTTTCAGTAACAGTTACTTTACCTGTTTTAAGATCAAGTTTACCACTTCCTTTGGTAAGAGCTTTGGTTTCATTAACCACAGAAGTCTGAGTATCAATCAAAGTGTTGTATTGACCAGCAAGTCTTTTAAGTTCTTTTTGATCTCCAGCACTAGCAAGACCATCAGCAACAAGTTTAGCAAGGCGATTAATTTGAAATAACATGTTATCAAGAGAACGCTGATATCCCTCGATACGAGTATTGCGTTGAAGTAATGCTGCTTTTACAGCAGATTCATATCGGTCATCGGCTTTCTTTTTGGCTGCCGCTTTTGCGGCTGCTTCTCGAGCTGCTTTAGCTTCGGCTGATTTCTTCTTAGCATCTTCAACAATTTGTTTAATATCAATTTTTTCTGCCATTAGAACTCACCTGCCAATCTACCAATAATGTCGCCGTATCCATTAAGTCTCTTATCTACAGCCTCGGCTTC